GCACATGAAGCAGTTAGACTATATCGTGATGCTTATGGCGTACATGCTAGTGCAGGAATTTTATTTAATCATGAAGGTCCGCGACGAGGCGAAACATTTGTTACTAGAAAGATTACAAAATGGATTGGAGATTTTGTCAAGAGCGGTAAAGATCCTTCATTTCCACAATTGCGATTAGGAAATCTTGAAGCATTTAGAGACTGGGGATATGCAGGCGATTATGTAGACGCTATGTGGAGAATGTTGCAGCAACAAACTCCTGACGATTATGTAGTATGCACTGGAGAAACACATACTATTAAAGAATTTTTAGATGTAGCATTTAAGTATGTTGGCATCTCGGATTGGAGCGATTTAGTTGTGCAAGATCCTGAATTTTACAGACCAGCGGAAGTTGATTATTTGAAGGGGGATAATACCAAGGCAAAGGTACAACTTGGATGGCAAACTCAAACATCATTTAATCAACTGGTCGAAATGATGTTGCAACATGATTTGCAAAATTAATGAATTATAGAGTTATTATAGATATGGCTAAGGCTTTACCAAAAATTGAAAAGTTAAAACTAGATCTTGGCATATTTAAAAAGTTTTCTGTACTTTTAGATATAGAGGCAGATAATCCAGATGATGCGTGTTATTTAGCATATCGCATGTTTTGCGACAAGATATTAGAACAAAACTCTAAGCACGAAATTAAAACCATATTAAAGGAATTGAAAAACGAATTTAGAGTTGTTCAATTAATAGAGATATGAAAAGAGATTACGAAAGTCCTGTTTATAAAAAATTAAGAACCAGAACTTTGAGAAGGGATGGCCATTGTTGTCAAATGCCGGGGTGTAGTAATACTACAAGATTACATGTTCATCATATAAGACCATGGAGTATTGCTGCACATTTGCGATTTGAGCCAGATAATTTGATTACATTATGCAAGCTTTGCCATGATTCCATAAGAAATCAAGAGCATATATACGAACCTTTATTTATGGGGATTGTCAGGAGCAATGCGAATAATTCGTGATACTAGAGAAAAAAACGGTTGGGACTTTCCATTCAATGATGATGTTGAAATTGAGTCAAGGAAGCTGGACTGTGGTGACTATACTACAGAATTATTAGAAAATTTTGTAGTTATTGAACGCAAGGCGACTGCAACTGAAATAGCTAATAATCTTGGAAAAAAAGAAGCGAAGGCTAGATTTTACCGCGAATTTGACAGAATGCAAGATCTTAGAAAAGCATATATAGTATGTGAATTTCCAGAATCCAGTGTGTATGAGTTTCCCAAAAATTCTGGAATGTCTCAGGCTAAACTCGCTAGAGTAAGAATGAATGGCAACTATTTGCGTAAACTTATTAGTCAAATAGAACAAGACTATAATAACATAGAAGTAATTTTCTGCAACGATAAAGAAGAAGCGGAGAGGTTTACATATGACACCCTCAAACACTGGGAATCGGAAATTATCTGATTCTTTAGAATATATACATAATCACTCTATTGATATTGAACATCGCATACTATATATTCACTCTGCACTAGAGACAGAGGAGTCTGGCGTTGATTTCAAAATGGCTGTTAATTTTCTGAAGAATCTTGATTATCTAGACAGTATATCCAATAAGCCAATAACACTAAAGATGATAAGTTACGGTGGTTGTTGGAATTATGGCATGGCTATATATGATGCGATAAAGTACTCCAAATCTAAAACAATGTTTATTTCTTACGCCCATGCCAGATCAATGAGTTCTATTATACCGCAGTCGGCAAACAAAAGACTTATCAATAAGCATTGTGACTTTATGGTTCATTATGGAACATATGAGGATAGTGGTGATTTCCGACAAGTAGCAAACGGACTTAAATTCACTGAAAAGCAAAATGATGTAATGATTAACATATATGCCTCACGATGCATAAACGGCCCATATTTCAAGAGCAAGGGAATGGACCATAAGAAGACCTTCAACTTTATTAAAAACAAAATAGAAAAGCTCACAGATTGGTGGATGACATCAGAAGAAGCAGTCTATTATGGATTTATGGATGAGGTTATATGAGTAAAGAAGAGACAATAAGAGAGCTAAATAATGCTTGGCTTAATCTTAACATCGACGATAGATATGTTATTAACCCCCTTTCTCGTCTAAAAACTGATGATCCAGAAGAGTTTTATAAAAGATTAACGTGCCTATTTATAAATCCAGATTATTTTAGCTTCATTTGCAAGCACGTTTTAAATATAGAACTGCTGCCTATGCAGGCACTGATTCTAAATGAGATGTGGAATAGAAAATTTCCGATGCTTGTTGGAAGCAGAGGTCTGGGAAAAACATTCTTATTATCGTTATATTGCATATTAAGAGCTGTATTGATTCCTAATCGAAAGATAGTCGTCGTTGGTGCCGCATTCAGACAGTCAAAGTATTTGCATGATTATATGGAGAATATATGGAAAAACTCTCCAATATTGAGGGATATGTGTGACAGCAATAGCGGCCCTAGACGCGATGTTGATATGTGTAGAATGACTATTAATGGTAGCACGATTTCTGCCTTGCCCATCGGTGATGGTCAGAAAATCCGAGGACAGCGAGCAAACGATATTATTGCCGACGAGTTTGCGAGTATGTCCCGAGAGATTTTTGAGAACGTTATTGCAGGTTTCGCAGCGGTATCAGCGTCTCCTGTTGAAAATGTAAAAAGACTAGCGATGGAAGACAAAGCAAAGGAAATGGGTATTGACACCTCTATACTTTACAACAAGAAAAAAGAAATAGATCAATCTAAAACCAATCAAATCATATTGTCTGGTACTGCCTACTATGATTTTAATCACTTTGCAGAATATTGGAAGAGATGGAAAACTATTATTGAAACAAGAGGGGATATTAAGTCTATATCTAACAATGTTTTTAATGGAGAAGATGTGCCGATATCTTTTAGATGGGATGACTATTCTATCATAAGAATACCAGTTGATTTAGTTCCTAGAGGATTTATGGATGAAGGTCAAATTGCTAGATCAAAAGCCACTATACATAATGGTATCTATTTGATGGAATTTGGTGCAGTCTTTACAAAAGACAGCCAAGGCTTCTTTAAGAGAAGCTTGATAGAGTCTTGCGTTGGAACTGATATCAAGCCAATAAAAATACAAAGTGGGGAAGTGTATTTTGATCCTCTATTAAAAGGACGTAAGAATGACAAATATATTATGGCTATTGACCCGGCCTCTGAAGTGGATAATTTTAGTATTATCATTTTAGAGATTCATGCAGATCATAGAAGAGTAGTTCATTGCTGGACTACAACAAGAAAGGCGCATACTGAAAGAGTTAAAAAGGGACTTACTAAGGAAAACAATTTTTATAGCTATTGTGCTAGGAAAATTAGGGAGCTTATGAATTTATTTCCCATAGTTCACATAGCAATGGACGCTCAAGGCGGTGGATATTCTGTCGCTGAAGCACTTCATGACGTTAATCAAATAAAGGATGGCGAGATAGCAATTTGGCCCATCATTGACGAGAATAAACCACAACCTTCTGATGATGAACAAGGCCTGCACATTTTAGAGATGTGTCAGTTTGCTAAATATGATTGGTATTCTGATGCTAACCATGGACTTAGAAAAGATCTAGAAGACAAGATCTTGTTATTTCCTAGATTTGATCCAGTGACTATTGGGCTGTCTATAGAAGAGGACAAAGTAAATAATCGTATATATGATACGCTAGAAGACTGTGTAATGGAAATAGAAGAATTAAAAAATGAGTTATCATTGATTGAGGTTACTGAAAGCGTAAATGGGCGTATGCGATGGGATACTCCAGAGGTGAAAGCGGGAGTCGGTAAAAAGAAAAGGATGAGAAAAGACCGTTACTCGTCTTTACTAATGGCAAATATGGCAGCAAGAAATATAAATTTTAATGAGAAACAACTGACATACAATGCATATGGTGGATTTGCTAAATATGATAACAGTGACAGTAAAGCAAAAGCAACCTTTACCGGACCAAACTGGTTTACCGTACATATGAATAATTTGTATTAGTTTTTTATCTGTCTGGAGTATAATAGATTAGTCAGATCGTTATTCTATTCTATACAGATTGCTAGAGGATTAATATGAGTCCAGAAAACAAAACCAATAAAGAAGTAAAAACGCCTTATATTTATTGGACTTCCGCAGAAGATCAACAGGCGGCGTTTGATAAAACATCTGGTAACGTAGATAGCTACGATGGCGTTATGAGTTCTAGTGCAAGTCGCAGATCTTATATTGATATTGAACCTAATATTTCAGTACGAACTGACTTTCTAAAAGACGATTATTATCGTTTTCGCCCCTTTGAAGAACCGGCCAATAACTTCAAGCAGGCCATGTCCATGTGCATGAAAGCATATGACAGGGTTGGCATAGTTAAAAATGTTATAGATCTTATGGGCGACTTTGCTTCTCAAGGCATTACTTTAAACCATCCAAACAAGCAAGTGGAAAAGTTTTACCGCAAATGGTGGAACAAGATTAATGGCGATGAAAGATCAGAGAGATTTTTAAATATGTTATATCGCTGTGGCAATGTTGTCGTGCATAAAAGATATGGCAAAATAAACAAAAAGCAACAGCGTAATATGACTAAGGGACAAGAAGAGTTAGTTCAGTATAAAGAACAAAACACAATTAAGAGAATAATTCCATTAAGATATGACCTTCTTAATCCTTTACAGATAGAGGTAGAGGGTGGATACGCCGGTGCTTTTAGCGGCGAGAAGGTTTATAAGATGAAGATAACCAATTCAGTTAGAAAGTCTTTTGAAAAAAATGGCAAATATGTTGATAAGCTGCCAAACCCATTAAAACAAGCAATTAAAGATCAAAAAAATTATATCACTTTTGATGCGGATGCAATAAACGTTTTTTACTACAAAAAAGATGATTGGGAATTATGGGCTAATCCAATGGTTAATGCAATCATTGACGATATTATGATGCTTGAGAAAATGAAGCTTGCAGACATGTCTGCCTTGGATGGTGCTATTTCCAATATCAGACTTTGGAGGTTGGGAAATCTTGAACATAAAATTTTACCAAACAGGGGTGCTATTGATAAATTAAGAAATATTTTAGCTAGCAATGTAGGCGGTGGAACTATGGATTTAGTTTGGGGTCCAGAAATAGACTTCAAGGAAAGCAACACTCAGATATATAAGTTTTTGGGTTCAGAGAAATATCAGCCGGTACTTAATAGTATTTACGCAGGATTGGGTATTCCTCCGACACTTACTGGATTGGCTGGGCAGTCTGGAGGATTTACTAATAACTTCATATCTTTAAAGACATTAATAGAAAGACTAGAGTATGGAAGAGATCTGCTTCGAAAGTTCTGGGAAGCAGAAATAGAACATATTCAAAAGGCTATGGGATTTAAATCTCCAGCCACAATGCATTTTGAGCATATGATATTATCAGATGAAGCCGCAGAAAAGAATTTGTTAATTCAGCTCGCAGATAGAAATATTATATCTGTGGAAACATTGAGAGATAGGTTTGGTGAACTTCATGATATCGAAGATTCACGGATTAAGACTGAAGGTAGAAAGAGAAATAAAAGACAAATGCCTCCAAAAGCAGATCCATATCATAATGCAAATGTTGATTCTGAGTATAGAAAGATTGCCCTACAAAAAGGGGAGATTGGTATTGACGACGTAACTGTATTAAAGCCAAGACCGGTAGAAACACAAGAGGTTCAACCAAATAATCAGCAGGAAAAAAAGCCCGCAAATGAAAATGGTAGACCTCAATTTTCAAATGATACTAAGCCAAGGAAACAAAAGGAAGTGAAGCCAAGAAGCAAACCAGGACAAGCCACATTGTTAGTATGGAGTAATGAGGCACAAAAGTCAATAGCCAATATTATTAATCCAGCACTACTTAACTTTTACCAGAAAAAAAATCTCAGAGAATTAACAAAAGTCGAGCTTATGGATTTGGAAGATATCAAGTTTAAAGTTCTTTGTAATTTAAAACCACGCGAAGAGATTACTCAAGAAAAAGT